ATTAACGACCGGTAATCGGTAGTCAGCAGGATGCTGGCTATTGAATATTAAAAGCGAAAGGAGGGCGAGTATTGGTTGGCGCTGATTTGACTAGTGCCAACTTGCAGAAGGCTATTGAATATTAAAAGCGAAAGGAGGGTAAGTATGCCTACAGTTTTTGATTCTCCCATAGTGTCTGGTGGTAGTGTGCCATCTTTTGAGATCAACAGCTCTGTGCTCTCTCTTGTTACTGGTGTTTTGCTTTCTCTAGCCCTGTCGTATGTCCCCGGTCTTGCCCAGAAGTGGGCAGAGTATCCCTACAAGCGCACTTTCCTTGCTATTTTTGGCTTTGTGCTTGGATGGGCAATGGTGGGGCTGCATTATCTTGGTGCGGTAGATGCAGGGTTAGGTAGTTTCGGATGGGCCGTGGTATGGCGCGTAGTCCTAGCCTGGCTTGAGTTTATCGGCGCAGCCCAGGGCACATACACAGTGACGCGCAAACTAGGGCATTGAGGTTTAGTAGTCTGTAGGCTGCGGTTTCAGCTGGTTCTGCCCACATCTACCGTACCTTGTGTGCTTGCATTGAGGTTTAGTAGTCTGTAGACTGTGGCTTCAGTGGGGGGTGCTGGTCAAAATAGCTTATGCAGAGAGTCTTGTGGTAAATGGTCTATGGATAATATTTTACCTCTCCTCCAGCAGGTCCCATTTCTAGCAGCTTTTATTTGGTTTGCGCTTGAATTGTTGCGTCATCAAGCGCGGGAGCGGATGGCGCTTGAGCGGGAATGGCGTTCTGCTGTGGGAGAGCTTCGTACTGCAATAGACAATCTGCGTACTTCGCTTGGTGCGATTATTGAAAAGCAGATTGAAGCCTGGCGTAGCAATAATGGCCATTTCGAGACTGTTATTGCTCAGGAAAAACAAACCCAGGAAGCAGTGCTCAAAACATTATGTACGCTTATTGATTGTATCAACAATGTCCAATGCGAGGCACATGAGTCTCATGCACGTCAGCAAGAGATGCTTGCGCGCCAACAGGAGTTGCTCGCTCAGCTGGCAGGTCAAGGGTCAGCTGCCTCACGTAATAAGAAGAAGATCGGAGCAACACAAGCATGAATATATCTCAGTTACGTCTTGAGTGGGTCGATCCTGATACATTATCAGAAAATCCACGTAACTGGCGTATACATACAGAGCGCCAGGTAAAAGCGCTTGCCCAATCGTTGGAAAAAGTAGGATGGGCAGGGGCACTTTTGTATAATGAGCGTACAGGGAGACTCATTGATGGGCATGCGCGTCTAGAATGGGCACGTCGTCAGCATCACCCTGTCCCTGTGCTTGTAGGCTCGTGGAGCGAGGAAGATGAAAGCTTTATTGTCGCATCTCTTGATCCGATTACGGGTATGGCACAAGCGGATGAGGGCAAGCTGATGGATTTGCTCAAAGAGATTGCGCGGCAGGATCAGGCTGGTGCTGTGATGGCAGAATTGATTGCTCAGCATGAAAAGCTTGAGCAGTTTATTCAAGCTGCCTCTGCGCCTGTGCAGTTGGGTACAGGCCCTTCGGATGATACAGGTGATGTGGCAAGTCCAGAAAAAGCCTCTGCTTCATCTGTGGCAACTGATACTTCATCATCACGGACACGTGAAGACATGACATATTTTTTCTCTGTTCGTGTGTCATATGAGCAGAAGCTTTTGATCGAGTTAGCAATGGATATGGGATATACGCTCGACCACTTACTTGAACTCGGGGCCAGAGTAGTATTAGGGGAACGGTAAAATGCCAGCGCAGCAGAAGTACGAACCGGATAATATGGGTGTTCACCTCGAGACGGGGTATTGTCCTTATCCTGTGGGGTGTGACACATACCGCAGTTGTGTGCACAACTGCTTGTACTGTTATGAGCGGTTCGCACACAACCAGCATTTGAGGAAAGCAAAGTCACCTGTGCCAAGGGATTATGCCGCAGCATTTCGTAGTATTCATGATGATCCTTGGGTGAGATATTATGTCCTTGAAAAGAGGCTACCTGTGAATATAGGATTGCTCTCCGACCCATTCCCGCCACGTGAGGCGCGTGATAAGATTACACATCGGTTCTTGTCCTTGCTGTATAAGGCGGGCATTACCTGGCGGTTGCAGACAAAAGCACCGGACCGTATTCCGGTTGATGTTCTTGAGATGATGGCAGAAAATGGGTCTTTGCTTGTCGTCTCGTTTTCATCTCTTGATGATGGCCCAGCTTCTGTATTGGAGCCAGGTGCACCATCACCTTCATCTAGGCTGGAGGCGATGAGAAAAGCCAAGAGTATGGGAGTTGTGGTTCAGCTTAAACTTGCTCCCTATATTTTCGGTATGGAATATGATTATAGCGTCTTTGCCGATGCTTGTGATGGCGTAGCCATTGAGTTTTTGCGCTACTCAGCGCTATGGCGTAATCAGATGGATATACGTTTCTGGCGCACTGTTTTGCAGGATGAAAGTATTACCTCTCCACGGGAGGCTGAGATACGGTACTTTAGTTGTGTGCGTACAGATGATATGCCTTGGTGGGATGAGAATAATAATTGGGTTGTTATTTCTCCGTACAAGGTGCGTCAGATTTTGCTGGGCGAGCGTGCCAAGGCAGACCAATACAATCTCAAATTGGGTTTTTGTGTTGCAGATCAAGCAATTCATTCTATTGATTTGACAAGCAGCCCTGTATGTTGTCCTGGTAATTTACCATACGATGATCTGGCGCTTGTCCCTCAATGGCACTATGACCAATGGGCAGGTTACAGACCGCCATTATGGAATCGTCTCGATTCTAACGTGCTCATGCCACGGCTGGTTATGGCGAATGCACCAATGTGTAGACCGTGGGTTTGGGATGTTAGAGATGGAGAAGATAGATTCGGGGTTTTGAGTTTGTAAGCTTGAGATAAGAAAGGAGGGTGGAGATATGCCTACTGTACGTCGAATTTTGAGGGGTGCAAGAGAATTGGCGCGGCGTATTTTCCGTCGGGGAGGTATTCCTGCTGCAGCAGCTCCTGCTGCAGCAGCTCCTGCTGCTGAGGCTGCCCCCCGTAAGGCTAAAAGCGGTTCTCACTAAGCCAATCGATAGGCACACGATCTCGCAGGGGCTGATAATGTAGCTCAGAGGAATACCATAGATGTCATAAAGAAAGTGTGCAAGTGCCAGGTCGTCTCGCGATGGCCTGGCACTTGCCCCACAGTGTGTGTGCCAGAATGCTATATAATCGCCAAAAAGCATTTTGGCATACCACACAAGAGGTGGACGATATTTGACTGGGGAGTGGTATACATTGGGTAGCTCAATCACCTTATTATTTAAGGTGATAAGCCCCCCGCGTTCTATATATGTAACCATATTTTTATTATAGATGCTTTATGCGCAAAATCAATTACACAAAAGTGTTATTTTACTCTAGTGGTTTGTCAAGTCTGTTTTTGTGAGTTTAAGTTCTGGCATCCATAGTGCCTTGCAAGTAACCAGATGTGGTAGATTGATTGTCTAAATCCTGCTCATGGATGCTGGAGGGCAAAACAAAATTACTAGGCTATTATGCTCAATATGTATTAAGGGCATGCTCCTGCTTGTAGATGCTAGAGGGCAAAACAAAATTACAGCTGACAAACCACTAGCAAGCATGTCTAGGATTACATAATTATACTGATGAGTGATTACTCGGTCGCTTCACCAATAACTGAAGACTCAAATACTATTCTAGCGTCAAATGATGCTAGTTCTACCCCTATGCGCAAATACCGCAGGTATTCGACTGATGAGATCGTTCGGGCTTTGGAAAAAGCCAACGGTCTTATTTCTGTTGCGGCGCGCCTGTTGGGTTGCACACCGAAGACGATATATCGGCGTGCTGAAGAGTCGCCGAGGGTACGGGAGATTATTGAGAATGCACGTGAGGAACTGGTAGATATTGCTGAGATTGCTTTACGTAGTGCACTTTTGCGGGGTGAGTCTTGGGCAGTAAGCATGGTATTGCGTACACTTGGACGCAGTCGTGGATACAGCGAGCAATTATCGCTTGATGTGAGGCAAGAACCGACCAAGCTTTATTCAGTTGTCTCAGACCCTAAATGGTTAGAAAAGAAAGATGGCTGATCCTACTCGTGAGCCTTTTGTTCCTCTTGAATGGCAGATTGCCCCATACCGTGATATTACTTCGCCTATCATTTTGCTCACGGGTGGGGCAGGTGGTGGCAAAAGTCGTGTGGCTGCTGAAAAGATAGTTGCATGCTGTTATCACTTTCCGAATGTTACATGTCTCGTTATGCGCAAAGCGCGAGAGTGGAATAGCCGCAGCACGATACCGTTTTTGTCACAAACTGTTATAGGAAATGCGCGCGGCGTCCGGTTTTATGTTTCGTCAGGCACATTTGTTTTTGACAATGGAAGCACAATATATACCGGCGGAATGATGGACGAAGAGCAGCGTCAAGCTGTACGTTCTATTGGTGGCGAGGGGGGGTTGGATATTTGTTGGATGGAAGAAGGTACAGCATTTACACGCGAAGACTTCGACGAAGTGCGCGCTCGTTTGCGGCATGATGCAATGGGCTGGAGACAGATTATTATTACTACCAACCCTGCCGGCCCGACACATTGGATTTATCGCGATTTGGTTAAAGGTGGCGGTGCTACTGTCTATTATAGCTTCGCTTCTGATAATCCGTACAATCCTGTTGATTATCTAGAATCTCTCAAGAATCTATCAGGTGTAATGCGCGCGCGCATGCTTGAGGGCAAGTGGATTCATGCAGAGGGAGCAATCTATGACGAATTCGACCATAGTATCCATGTCAAGGAGCGTGCTGCATCTGAATTTAAGTATTGGTATGTAGGATGCGATGAAGGATATCGTAATCCAGCCTGCCTTTTGTTAGTCGGTGAGGACTCTGCGGGCAGGTTGCATGTTTTCCGTGAATTATACAGTCCTGGCTTATTGCATCTTGATTTGGTGGCTCGACTTGTGGAGTGGAATCAGACTTGTCGCATTCAGGCAATTTTTGTGGACCCGTCTGCAACAACATTGATAAGTACTTGTCGTGCCGCAGGATTGCCCGCATATCCTGCGAATAGGCAGATAGGTGTTGTAAGTGGTATCCGTTTGGTTAAAGAATTTTTGCTTGTTGATGAATCTGGTCAGCCTGGCCTCACCATCTCGCCTGCTGCGACCAACACGATCCAAGAGATGGAATTATATATGTGGCGTGAGGGCAAAGATGAGCCGATGAAGGAAAACGATCATGCAATGGATGCCTTGCGCTATGTAGTCTCTAGCCTGACCAAAATGCCATCAGGGCGTGGAACGTAAGGAGGGTAATATATGGCAGCAAATCAGGAGTTGTGGCCTGAATGGACTGAGCGGGATAGGGATTTGTTCTTTCGTTCTGTTTTGCGATGGGTTGATGAGGAAAATTTGCAAGCGCCACCCTTCGGTATCAGTTCAAGGGAACGCGATCGGTGGCTTTCTGAAGTATGGCTACGCGAGCCATTCCTAGCAGGTATAGTCAGCTCTGTTGTCGAAATAGACAAGAACAGAGCCTGGACGCTTACAGGACCCCAACGGCAAGTCGCGCATTATTATCGTATTTTGCGTCATGCTAATGGAGGCAAGGGATGGCGTTTCTTCATCAGCCAGCAATCGCAAAGTTTTTGGACTACCGATATGGGAGCAGTGACCAAAATTGAGCGCGAGGTCGCGGGTGGTCCGATGCAGAGCATATGGGCTGTTGATCCGACTAGGTGTGAGCTACAATCTCCTGTTTCTTTACGCTATTATGGTAATGCTAAATATTATGATTGGGAAGAGCCTATTGATTATTTCCGTGCGGTCAGCATGCCCTCAATTCGTATTGAGCATAATAGTCTGGGCTTTTGTGCTGTGTCACGTTGTGTAATGCTTGCTACAACTATGGTTGCCCTTTACCGCTATTATCAAGAGCGTCTCTTTGCTCGTATGCCTCAAGGCCTGCTCTTAATGCGTGGTATTTTCGAGCCTCAATGGCGGCAGGCGATGGAGAGCCAGCAAGAAGAACTATCCGAACGAGAGCGCAAATTTTATAGAGGCTTGGCTATTCTATTCGGAGATACTTCGCTTAGTGCTGAGCTTGTCCCATTAGCATCTCTACCAGAAGGTTTTGATTTACGTACTTGGACTGATATATTGATGTACGGCTATGCGCTTGCTTTCGGCTACGACCCGCGCGAGTTCTGGCCTGTCTCAAGTGGGGCGCTTGGGACTGCTACTGAGACCGAGACGATGGCTTGGAAAGCAACAGGCAAAGGTGGGCAGGCCTTTGCTCTTCCTTTCCAAGATGGATTGCAGCTCCAGCTTCCATCCACTGTACATTTCGAGTTTCAGCACCGTGATGATCAGGGTCGCATTGCCGAGGCACGAGTCATGCAGGAGTGGGCAAGGGCAATCAATGCTCTTGCTGCGCCTGCTGGACCAGGTGGGATGGAAGCGTTGAGTGTCGAAGAGCGGAGACAGCTCTATGCTCGCCATGACCTGATCCCACAAGAGTGGACAGAGCAGGAAGAGCCGGTTACCGTTAGTGATCGCGATGCAGTAGAAGATGTGGAGCGTATTTTGAGTTTGGATGCTGTCCGGCGCGCCATGGTACAATTCCCACAGGACCCCATTGTGTCTATAGATTCCAACGGTTGTAGTCGCATCATCTATCATCCAGAGAGGTACAAGCACCGTTCGTTTTGGTATCCTGCCTCGGAAACCGAGGCGACCAACGAGATAGATGATGATAATATTCATCAAGCTCAGGTTGTGCATGAAGTGTGCCCGTTATGCGGTTTCAGCGAGGGCGATAAATATGAGGGACATGGTGATTGGGTTGTCTGTCGCGGCTGTCATAGAGCATGGCGCAAAGAGGATAAGAGCAATGATGAATCAGCATAATGCATTCGATGAAGAGCAATATACCCGAACACTCGTCAGACGCAGGCGCTATATTGTGCGCAATTTGCGTGATGTGCAGGCTATGCTCTTCCGTGAGCGGCTGCGAGCACTTAGGGCTATTTCTGATGAGCAATGGGCAGAGGCATTGCAAGCCGATAGCTCGCAGCTAATAGCTGACGGCCAACAGCAGGTAGTCAATGGCTAGAGACTGGCGTACAGTAGTAGATGGTATGACACGCGTGCAGAAGCTTGTGCACCTTGCCATGCGCCTTGGCGAAGATGAGGTAGAGCGTTGGCGTGTGGCACTGCTTAGGCAGTTACGTGATGAGTATGTACATGAGTTAGAGATGATGGCAGAGCGAGTAGGGTGCAAACGTAGAGCACATCTAGGCGAAGGGCCGATTCTGGCAATGTTGAATGAACAAGCATCAGAGTGGGCCAAGGGGATTGTGAACACTTATAACTATGATCTGGCTCAAGCTATCGTTGCCATATCAAAACAGACGCCCACAGCGAACAGGCACGTCTATGCGGCACGATTGCGCGCGTGGGAACAGGCACGAGAGAAGTGGAAGTTACCGCAAATCGCAGCTTATACTTCAGGATGGGCGCGGGCGCGGGCACAGGAGGATTTCCGGCGGTATAACGGCGTGATGGGCTCAGCAGAGCTTGTCCCCAAAAGTGCGGTCTGTCCGGTTTGTCAGGCCATCATTGCGAGGGGCAGGATACCATTACGTGTTGCGCTGAATGATTCCCCACCGTATCATCCTAGTTGCCCGCATAGGTGGAGTATCTTTGCAGATAAAATTACAGAACAGGAGTGTGCATTGCTATGGATGGGAGAATAGAGCAGATTTTGCCAGATATTCGTGATGTATTACTTAGATTGGTGGATGTGGTCGAAACGCTCATGGGTGTTCCTGCTCACCGTACTGTTCGCGCAATCCGAAGGGCATGGCGCACTGGATTCAAAGTAACTTGCCCTAAGTGTGGACATACTTTTACTAGAGTTGACGCAAACAAAAAGTAAGATTATAATGATTATTGGCGAGGCCGGTTGCAAACCGATACTGCAGATCATTGATGATCTGCATAAGAGCAGCGGACCTGTTCAGGCTTACCCTGCTTGAGGGGAGGAATGCATAGAGGGGGGGGAACAGGTCCGCTGCTCTTTGTATATTATCAGTAGTCAGGATCACTGAACCTTGAACGCTGAGAGCTGAGTGCAAAAGGAGGGTATATGGCAATAAAGATCAAAGAAGTAGATTCTTGGGACGGTGACTCAGCACGGTGGGATGATGCCGAGAGTTATTGTTCTGCTTGTCTCATTGATGTGAATCCGCCAGGCGAGGAGAAGACAAAGGCATTATGTATGCTGCCTGTGCGTGAGCCTGGCGATCCGTCCGACGTGATGGTAGATAAAGCAGTTTATGCAGCTGCGGCAGGACGGGGAATTACCCGTGTGCGCAAGCCTGAGGGTATATCGCAAGAAGTTTGGGATAAAGCCTTGCGAAATGCAGCACGTAAGATTATTGTTGCATATCGTGCGATGGACAAGTATGCTCCCGAATCTGTATATCGCATTGCGGGCGAAGAGCCGCCAGAAGAGGCGAAGCGTGCAGTCAACCTTTGGGACATCATGCATATATTGCGTGAGTCTCTGGGGGAACGCGCCACGGCTATTGATGTATATGTGGATGGTGCATCGGTCTATGCAGTTATCAACGTGGTGGGCCGTCTCTATCGTATCCCTGTCGCAGTTGGTGAATCAGGTGTTGTTTTTGGCGAGCCCGAACCTGTACAGATAGAATTTCTACCATCTAAGGGAGCAGAAAATCCCGCTTCTGTCGAGCCTGCTTACCGTTCGCTTTCCGTGGTACGGCAGAGTGATGGTACATATAGGTGGGCAGCGCTTGCATGTACTGCGCTCATCAATCGCGTGGGTGAGATTGACTCGACAGAGCTGTTCGACAACTTTGTCAAGCGTATTGAATCTCGACAGGCAGATTATCCAGAACTTGACTTGTTACATCTGCCTGGCACGAGTATAGGCAAGGCGGATTTTGTGGCGCGCGATGGTTATGCGCTGGTTGCTTCCGGCATTATTTCCGACCCGCGATATGGGGAGGCGATCGCACGTGCTGTTACCGAACAGCCAGGTCAATGGGGTGTCTCTATCGCATATCTACCCAAGAGTACAAGTTACTTGCGGGTGGATAAGCTTACTGTACCTGTATATACCGATGGGATTTTGCGTAAGATAAGTATTGTCCCTGCGCGTGCAGCAGCGTCGTGGGGCACAAACTTTTTGATGGGAGGTGGAAGAATGAATCAGCGTATTAAGGATGTATTGTATCAGCTTTTAGGGCGATCTGAATTGGTCGAAGAGATCGAGGAATCGGTAGATCAAATGAATGAACGTGCTACGTCTGGCGAGGTCGTCGCGCGTGCTACAGAGCAAAAGCAGGATGCTGAAAAAGAGACGGAAGAGGCCGAGGCAGAAGCACAGGCTTTTGAGGTGATACGCGCTGTGGTGAGCGAGCTGACCGCTACTGTGCAGGGACTCAAAGAGCGTCTAGCATCCCTTGAGCGCCGGCTTGCCTCGCTTGAGCAGGCTGAAAAGAAACGCGCTCAGTACTTTGTCTCCGATCTGCCGCGTTGGCGTGAGCTTGTAAATACGCCTGCTTACAATGATGAAGCTTCATCTCAAGCAATTGCCCCTGATGTCAAAGCAATCTTGACGGCCAAGGGGTTAAAACCGAATTATTAGTAGTCAACAGTTAGTGGTCATTGGTCAGCAGTTAGTGGTCGGTAAATTGCCAAATGCTGAAACCTGAGCGCCGACGCTGAATGCTAGACCTGGAATACTGTGAGCGAAAGGAGGAAAGGAATGGAGGAAGTACAACGTATGACTGTGAGTAATACGGCATCACCCTTCGGGTGTTGCAATTATTTCGATCCCTGCACCGATGGCATTATGTCATTGAGCTACAGGGGCCGGTTGGGGCTTCTCGACCAGCTGGCTTTTCGACCAACTGATATATGCTATCGGTCGGTAGAATTTATTACCTATGTGCGCCCTGCACAGTCACAAGGACAGAGTACCCCTGGTTATCTGAGTGATCCATGTGCAGCCCCCTACAGCTATGAAATCGGTACACGTAAGCTGACTGTGGAGGACTTCGGGCGTATCGGGCGTGCTGGTCCTGTGCGTGAAGTTGCGAAACAGCATGTCCGCTATTGCGTGAACAGGCCACGTTATCGTCTTGACGGTACGCCTGTTGATTCTGAGGTGGAGTGGGATATGCTGTTCGCTATGGATGCAATCATTGCCGACATGAACAGGCTTGTAGTGACAGGAAACGCAACTACATCAGGACAGTTTGACGGGTTGCAGCAATGGGTCTCTACCAAGCATGGCGGTTCATTAAACTCCTATGTGGTGGATTGGAACAGCAATGGTTTGTCGGGCGGCACAGGAATCACTGTGAACGGCGAGGCAATTCCATCGGGATACGATTTTATTGATGTGCTGGAGACTTTGTTCCGCAACATCCGTACACGAATCTCATGGAATCCTATGCTTGCCCAGCAACAGCCTGTGATAGGGGACTTTGTGCTGGTTCTGCCCACATCTGCCGTACCTTGTGTGCTTGACTTTTTCACTTGTTGGCGCGTTTGCCCAGGACAGGAGTTTGCTCCTGCCCAGCTGGAGACATACGAAGCACGGAACTTCCGCGACCGACTGGTAGCCGCCGACAATCCGCTGAATGTCTTCGGGCATGGGTACATCACCCTGGACGGTGTGGCGATTCCGCTGCTTGCTCATGATTGGGGGCTGATTAATGGTCCAACGACTGTGGATATGTATCTGCTTACCATGAAATTGGGCGCGCTCCGTATTTGGGAGGGCGAGTTCCTTAATGCTCAGCAAGCCCTGGACCAGATGGCGGGATACCTGGGTAATACAGCAAGCGGTCGGTACTTTACCACAGACGGTGGCCGTGTCCTGGCAAAGGTGGACACCGAAAACTTGTGTATGCAGATCAAGCTGTGGCAGTTCCCGCGGCTATTTTGCTATGCTCCTTGGGCGCAAATCCGCTTCCAGGATGTCAAATGCGTATCACCAGTGGGTTACCTGAGCGCTGATCCGAGCGAGACAAGCTTCTATCCTGAAACCAGCTTCGTGCCAGCTCTCTGCCCATAAGCTATCAGTGAGCAGTAGTCCGCCACCCATTGGAATCTGAACGCTGAAGCCTATGCCTGAGTTGGCTGTGGTAGTTCCGTTTTGGCAGGGGCACGAGGTGATCGAGGGTCTCGTAGCCTCTGTGCCCCTATCGCTTCCACTTTATCTGATAGTGGATGCGGAAAGTAAGCCGCCATCAGGTGAGTGGTTGGGCACACGGCCTTTGCTGAAGGTGATTCAGTTAGGTCGTCGCGGTTATTTTTCCGGCGCAGTGAATGCAGGGATCAAGCAGGCATGTGCAGACGGTGCAGAGTACATCTTGATTTTGAATCAGGATGTGATGCTCAAAGATGGGTGGCAGGATTTCGTTTACGGCTCTCTTGTCCAGTATGGCATTGCAGGGGATGGCGTTTTTGGCCACCCCGCATGGCCCAACGGCTACGTGCAAGGTACTTTTATGGCAGTGCGCCGTGATGTTATTGAGCGTATCGGTTTGCTCAATGATGAAGATTTTCCGCTTTGGGGAGCGACTTGTGAGTATCAGCTTCGCGCCTGTCGTGCAGGTTTTAGCGTATTACCTGTGCGCGATCTGCGCTGCTTTGTGCACATGCGGGGATCGAAGAAATGGGGCAAAGCTATATCGCTAGCTATTGCACAGGAGCCAGAAAAGCGCCCTCTGTTCTTGCACACACCACCGCTTGTGAGTGTGGTGGTATGCTGCTACAATTATGGCCACTACCTTCCCGATGCCATGGCCAGCTTATTTGCGCAAGACTGGCAGGCATTCGAGATTATTATTGTGGATGATGCCAGTACAGATGGCAGCCAGGAAATTGTGGCGAGCTATGAGGACGCATGGAAGGGCGTCAAGATTATCTTGCGCTCCACTAATGGTGGTACAGCAGTAGCCTTTAATACAGGGGTAGCTGCAGCATATGGGAGCTATATTACAGTGCTCAGTGCGGATGATTGGATGATGCCATCACGTCTACGCTTGATGTATAGAGCGGCATTGCAGTATCCCCATAATGTCATTTGCGATGATATGATCTGGTATAAGCCAACAGGGCCGCGGGTGGTCGAAATGCTCAGAGTTGAAGAGCCATTGCATGAACTGCTCTATAGGAATACCATGCATGCAGGGATAATGTATCCGAAAAAAGCATGGATTGAGGTGGGTGGCTATCCGCCTGTGATGGGAGATGGGCGCGAGGATTGGGCTTTCAATGTGGCACTCGCGCGTGCAGGATGGGTGGGCAAGCGCTTGGCTTATCCATTGTATTGTTATAGGCGCGAAGGCCAGAACCGTACAGTCAGGTCGGTACTCCCATACGAATACTACCTAGCTAAAATGCGCAGTCTTTATCCTGACCTATATGCAGAATACGACAGGAGGAATGAAATGGGTTGTGCATCTTGTGGGCGGCGTAATAAAACAGATGTTCTGCCAACACAGCCAAGGAGTATGGCACAAGGTGATCCCACGTATGTTTTGTTGGAGTACGTGGGCAATTCATACGGGGCAATGACGTACTGGGGGGCGTGCACGGGAATACCATATAAGGCGGGCCTGTCGCCTGCTTACCGCTATGTTCGCGTTGCTCCTTGTGATGTTCATACTTTTATAGAATCAGGGGTGTTCCGATATGTGCAGGAAAGTCAACCGAATAGTGGTGAGACAGCCCAAGAACGGGCAGAGACAGACCAGGAAATCACGACGAACCAGGAAGTAAAGGGGCAGGGGGCGGGAGGCAAGAGGCAGGAGGCAGGAGGCAAGAGGCAGGAGGCAGGGCGCAAGCATGGACGACGCAGGGTTGCTATTGATGCTGTTGCTGGTGGGACTGGCGACGTATAGGGCTTCTTGTTTGTTGTCGTATGATGATGGCCCGTGGTATATTTTCCGCCGGCTGCGGGCTTGGGCAGGAAAGCAGGCGGCACGTCGCGGCGGTGAATGGGCAATGTTTGCCGAATGGCTGCATTGTCCATATTGTAATGGCATCTGGTTCGCAGGTTTCTTTGTGATATTATGGCTCTTGGGTGAGCGCTTGCTTATTATGCTGCTTGCTATTGCAGGAGTGCAATCGCTTTTACTTGACAACTTGGGAGGGCGGGATGCTCTTGCAAAATGAACGCGGTGCATTAAAGTTATGCACCTATGCAAAATGGTTGGGTATTGATGAGAATTTGCTGTGGGGTGTTCGACCCGTGACTATGGATACCAGGCATGTCATATGGTCCCAGAGCGACCGTGACAAGGTCGCGCGCTATTTTTGGGAGGCACAATGTGAGTTGGAGGACGTGCTGGGCTATCCCATCGGCCCCCGATGGGTGGAGGGCGAAAGACACCGCCTAAGCGATAAAAAGAATAATAAGTTGTTTCTGCACTGGGGACATGTTATCGGTGGGGGTACCAAGCAGGAGCGTCCTATTGCCTACTCTGCCCTTGTCAATCATGCCGCTGATCCTGCTGTGATTTCTGTTGCTACTACAGAAACAGATACGCAGGGAGTAGTAGTATATCACGAAGGGACGATGTATGAGGTCACGCCACTTGCAATGACTCTATCAGGGGGCGTGTTAACAATTCTCATTCCGCGTTGCAGGTTGGTGCGTCCTGAGTATGCAGATAATCCCGCAGAAGGATGGGATTATAATGATCTCGATGTCTTCGCTGAAGCAGTAGACATAGTTTACCGTTATCGGGACGTAGATGACCAAGCGCGCATTTATTATAGGTATGATCGCCGGCGGTGCAGCTCAAGCCGTGAGGTAAGTGCGTGCATTTATGTGCGTAATCCCGATCTCGGCAGCATAGAGATCATACCAGATGACGATTCGTGCTGGATGGGGGAATATGCAGAAATTAACTACCTGGCAGGCTATGAGCCAACTGTGCAGGAATTGGATGCAATTATGCGTCTGGCGCATTCCAAAATGCCGTCTGAGCCATGTAGTTGTGATCTGGTGGAGAATGTTTTGTGGCAAAGGGATAGAAACATCCCCAATGTACTTACAGGTGAGCGGTTGAACTGTCGCTTTGGGATGAGTGACGGGGCATGGACAGTTTGGCAGTTTGCTCAGGAAATGCGTCTCCATCGTGCAGCAGTGCTCTGAGTGCTGTTAGCTATTGGCTTTGAGGAGTAGAGATATGCGTATTTATGCCCGCGCAGTCAGATCGAGAGGCGCAAGACCAGATTGGGCATATATCGCCAGAGAGATGGGGCATCTTTTGGATAGCGAGGTAAAACCGCTTCTGCTTGAGCAGTTTAATAGAGTGGTTGCGGACTGGCATGAAGATAACAGGCCACAATTCTGCGCACGCAAGCGCATTTCTCGTGATTCTATCAAGCTTTATGTTTATCCATCAGGTGAGAACAAATGGCTGTGGATTTTGATAAGTATCACGGGTGCTAAACCGCATCCTATCGTAGTGAGACGCAGCAATGCACTTGCTTTTCTCTGGAATGGACCAGGATCATATCTGCCGAAAACCTGGCCTGTGGGCAATTATGGAGGCCCTGGTACAGTAGAAAACGGAAAGATGGTATTTTTCCAGCATGTGGCGCATCCTGGTTTTGTCCCGCGCCTTTTTGAAAAAAGTATTGCTGAGGAAAACAAAGCCAGGATCACGCGAATCATTGAGAACGGTTTCAGGCGTATTATTAGAAGGTTAGCAGCTGTCAAACGCCGATAACTATTTGCTAACAATTGCTTGCTGATAGCTGCTTACAACAGAAAGGAGGTATAGGATGGATGTAATTACACGGGGAACAGGGAATGTTTTTGTGCAAACAGATATGGACAGTGGTTTCAGCTTTCTGACAAGCGTCGGAGTCGGTGATATTACCTTTCCGCGGGGTGAGCGCACGCCTGTGTATCGTGCCGACTTATTGCGCAGCGGGCGTTTTGTTATCGATGGGTTCATTCAGGGTGAGGCGGGCCCTGCCACGGTAACCCTTGAAAAGCCTTATGACAGTGTCTACAATTTTTTGCTTGAGCAAGAGTGCCCCTTCAATATGCGCATCAATCATGCCTGCAAAGGCAACAGGGGGCTGCCGTCGAATTATCAGATTGGGATACTTATGCTCGATGCTGCTTTTACAAGTTCAGGTATGGGCGCGCCAACCGCATTACCCGATGAGCAGGACCAGCAAGTTGCGCGTATCAGCACAAGTGGGGAGATCATGGCATCAGCCTGGACGCTTGTGTACCAACTTGACTATGCTCAACGCAATCCATCTGGTTCTGGTAGCGTGCTTGATATATTCTTTGTCCCTGCGAATTGTGGTGGAATTTGTGCAGAGGCTGTTGCTCCGGCCAAAGTGGGCTATGCCATTCGTGGCCAGGCTGCGGGTTATTTGGGGTCAGGACAATTTGTGTACACAAAAGATGGCGGCTTGACATGGGTAACGCGGACCGATCCCTTCCCTGATCGCGACCCTCAATGTTTGGTCTGGATTGAACGGGTTCATGGCGCGCGTATTGTGGTGGGAGGTGAACCTGCCACAGGCAGTCCTGCCGCAGTTGCATATACAGATGACGGCGGAATGACGTGGGTCAGGGTAACTGTAGGCAGTGTGAACGGCCAAGGTATTAACCGCTTGGTCATGGATCAGGCAGGGACATTGTGGGCTGTGGCAGATGACGGTTACGCATATGCGTCACAGAATCTGGGCATTACATGGGAGACCATATTGCACGGGGATGTGGCGCAAGACCTGACAGACATCGCCTTCAGTTCCCTGTACAACGGTATTATTGTAGGGGCATCCAATACTGTGCTCATCACGGAGGATGGTGGTGCGACATGGAAGTCCGTTACCGGTCCCGCATCTGGTGCAGACCTGCTCACAGTAGCCTACAACCGCTATGGGCGTGCGTTTGTAGGGACAAGTGGCGGTGCGATCTATTCCTACGATGGCTCAGAGTGGACACTGCGGCTTTCGGTTGGCTCCGCCTCGGTACGCCGCATCCGTTTTGATACAAGCACGCAATATGGCGGTTTTGCCATTGTCAACAGCTCAACATCGGTAGGAACACTGTACCGCTCGACGGATGGCGGCGTGACGTGGGATAGTGTTGCGGGGCCTACCAACACAGGATATTCAGCTTTATATCCTATTGATTTCAATACCGTCTTTGTAGGTGGCAATGGCTCAACTGTGGTAAGCTATGCTCCTGCGGGACGATAGGGGAGGGTGAGGTGATTTGATCCCACATAATACGACAGTAATTTCTTTGGGCGAGTATGAGGTAGCTGTGCGGCCCATACCGCCTATTGCTATGGCGCGGTTGCTTGGGAGGCAAAGCGCTCTCTTGCCTCCCGAGCCTCCGCTTCCTAAAGTCACGGTACGCAGTATTGCAGGCCACGAGGAAGAAGTAGCGGCCAGCCCAGATACGCCTGAATACCAGAAGTGGCTTGTGGAAGTTGAGCAATGGGAACAGAAATGCAAAGAGCTGCGTGCACAAATAGAATTAGAAAATCAGCTCTTCTGCTATGATTATGCTATTGTTGCCTGGCGCAGAATAGGTACGGAAGAATGGCAATACGAACCTGATGAGACTTACGCTATACCTACAGCATATGCTAGACATGATATTTCAACATCGAATGACAGGCGGGTTGAGTTCATCGTTAATGAGCTACTTACACAGGTAGAATATCTTGAGCAGATTCAGCGCGCGATGTATCCCTCTGTGGACTACGAAAGCAATCCTGCCCCGATAGAAGAGCAGGAGGTAGCAGACATGATGCGCTTATTTCGCAATTCGCCGGAAGAACGAAAAGACAGGCGAATGGGAGGAGATGGAAGCCGAAGAGGGGAACATCAGAATGAGCCTGCTTGCCATGGAGATGTTGGCTGCGAGAAAGTGGGGAAAAGACCCCGATTCTTGGTACGCTTGTTCTCGTAGCGCGCGCATAATAATGGTAGCCATTGCTAGGCTGTCCTGGATGTTGGGGGGGATGGATGCCTGAAGGACAGGAGCGCATAGGTGTAGAAGTTTTTTTTGATAACAAGGAGTTTGAGCGTGGCGCGCGTGCCTACATGAAGTCGCTCGATGAATTGGAGCGCCGTACTGCTGCTTACGCCAATACCGTTTCTGCTTCCACTCGGACAGCACAACGAACATTCGATGATTACGCAGGCTCTGTGCAGGGCGCAATTAGCAAGACCATCCCTTCGGTACGTGATCTGGCAAATACTACTGATACAGCCACGAAGCAAACAAAGAGCACATGGGAAAGTTTTACCTCGTCGGTAATAGGGCAAGTCGCGCGGCTCGATGCAGTGATAAGAGAGGCAGGATTGCTTGCACAAGCGTTTGCCGGCCCATTTAAGGCTTTCTTCGAGGCGGGCCGCGCAGCAGAGACATTTGATATCCAGCGCCAACGCCTTATCAGACTTGTGGGTGGTATTGAAGAATACAATAAGGCGTTGGAGGAAATGCGCGAGGTAACACAAGGGCTTGTGCCTGATGCCCAGCTTGTAGATAGTGCATCACGCATGATCCAGATGGGTCTTGCCGATTCTGCTAAGCAGGCTGCGGAGCTGACACGCAACATCACTCTTCTTGCTCAATACGCAGGACAATTTCCCGATGCTGGCTCAGCATTCCAGCAATTTGCCCTCATGATGTCTAATGCCTCCATGATGCGTCTTGATGCTTTTGCCTTAAGCGTTGATACGGTGCGTGCTCGTATGGAAGAGCTGCAGAAGACGATGGGTATGACTCGCGAGGAAGCATTCAGGCAAGCTGTGATTGAAAGCATGGCTCAACGTGTACAAGAATTAGGGCTGAATGCAGAGACGTCGAGTAAGCGATTGGAACGTATTAACGTTTCGCTAAAGAATCTGAGCGACCAAGGGCGACAAATCCTGTTACCATTCTATCGCGACACAGTAGATACACTTGACGCACTTGCAAGTAAGCTTGTTACGTCTCTGAATGGAATGACGGACTCAGCACAAGAACTGATAGCCAAGGTTGTTGGTTCTATTCGTGGCTTTTATCAATGGTTGTGGGAACATACGCTTGTTCCGCTTATATTTGGCCTGAAGTCGGTGCAGGAAGCTTTCAAGGGCAATTGGGAAGCGGCAGAATATTTTGCTGAAACAGCACGCAATGCGTTTTTGGGCGGGACATCGCTTGCAGAGTCGGTCGCAGCTGCAATTGATAATATCCGGAGTGCTTATAAAGCTGCGACGGACGTTGCGACGGATTCAGGCGACAAGGAGCAGGAAGCCTTTAAGAATGCAGAACAGGCTGCACAGGACTATATTGGGCTGCTTGCAGAAATTTCGGAAAAGTACCGCACTATATATGCTGATCTGGACCGCTGGGAAGCGGAGCAAATGGCACAATCATTCTATCGTGCACAAGATATGGCACGAGCAGAGCAAAGAATGCGTGAGGACATTGCGCGCCAAACGGCGCGTCGCATTGCAGCGATAGAGAGCTCATATGCACAAGCTATTGCTAATGCACATAATACCTATCGCAATGCTCTAGAACAGGCAGCGCGGCAGCGCAGTGATACACTCATTCGGATTGAGGAGGAATATCAAAGTCGCCGGCGCGACATTCTCAGGCGTGCTGCTATGGATGAAATTATGGCAATTCGGGCACGAGATGCCCTTGCCCTTGTGGATGCTAGGCAACGCCGTGACAATGAATTGCGTGAGGCGCAGGAACAGCGCAATAGCCAGATACAAGAAACCGAGCGGGCATATACTACGCAGTTGGAGGCGGCGCGTCGGGCTTTTGAGCAGCAATTAGCCATGGCAGAACAGGCCAGAGCAGAACAGCTCGCGCAGCTTCGCCGCTCTTTAGAGGAGGAAGAAGAGGAGCGCAAAATCGCCAATGCACGGCGTGAAGAAGATGAGCTCATTCAAGCAGAGCGCGAGCGCGGGCGCCGACTTGCAGAGATAGGGGCACGCATTGCAGACGTATACCTGGCAAATCAGCAGGAATTAGCAGCCATGCGCAATCATTATGCTCAGTTAGAGCAAGAACTAGCGCGGTATTATCAGTCTGTGGAGCAGTATTATGCTGCTATAAGCAGATTGCGTACAAGGATGGGGGCTTTTCCTTCGGGCACCTTGCCTCCTCGCCCAGGCTCGAGAGGACGCCAACATGGAGGTTATGCTTTCTCAGGGATATATGAGCTTGGCGAGCAAGGACGCGAGTTTGTGCTCAATGCTGCAACAACACATGCATTGGAGCAGAAGTATGGCACGCTCACTCAACAAACCATCTTGCGCCTTGCAGCCCTGGATGTGCGTCATCAGATTCAGGGTGGTGTCAACGGGCAGATTGATGTGGTAGTGCGTCGAGGAATAGAGGGGTTAGAAGGGCGTATCAAAGCAGCTATTGATCAGAGAATCCGAGCGTTGCTCCATTAAGACCTGAATGCTGATCCTGACTGCTGATTGTTGATACAAGGATGGTGATATGTTATGTTTGCTGTAGATGGAACATGTATTTTGCCTCCTGATGGAATACAATGGGATGCGCCTGCGGTATTGGGGTACAATGGAGTTGGAGCACCGATTTGCAGTGCATATCGTAGTTGTAGGCTGACATTTTCGCGCATTACAGATGCAGAAGATTATGCGCGATGGCATGATTTGTGCGATGGGGCACTGCATACATTCACCTTGCCTCATCCATATACAGGACAATGGATTGAAGTACAAGCATATGTTAGCACTGTCGAGCTTCGCCTGGATACTCATGATATATACAATGTTGCTATGGCTGGAGTGGACGTAAGCTTGACGCATATATTGCTGTGAGCTGCCTGCTGTAGCGAAAGGAAAAGATATGGCCTATTACAGGGTGATGCCATTATCAACTGAGGATGTTGCCCTGTTGCGCACTCAACCACACAGGGTTGAGACATATATCACCGTCCATCCCATTTTACCACGTGATCGTGTTTACCTCTTACGCGTTGCTTCTGCCCCACCGTTGCACGACAAGGTGCATATGATTCAATACAATCGTGCCGGATTGGGTGCGGGTGACCCTGTAGCATTTGCACGTTGTTTGCCAGATATGACGGTATATGTTGGCTCTTCTGCAGATTCATCTGATGTTGGCTTAGTGCGTTTGCGCGGTTTCAGCAGTGACTCCAATGAAAATGAAGGTACAATGTACATTGGGGAGACGAGCGAGATAGATTGGCAAGCAGGGCAGTATCTAACCGTTATTGACGACTTCAATATCTGGCCAAGGCACATTTATATGGATGACGACGGCAATATCTTTATGGATAGAGGATACTATGATGAGGGCACATCAGCGTGGCATAATGGCATATACACCGATCAACACTCATACCCTCTTCCTGTTCCTATCCTTGGCCCTGATCGTGTCGCATACTATCAAGGCATAGTGAGTACAGAAAAACCTGCGATAATTAGGTTTGATGCAAGTGATTCGTGGTTGCCTTTTGGAGATGGCACACTATCGTTTGCCTGGACTGCAAAGGGAGCGTCAGAAGTGCACGGAGGCAATACGGCCACGCCGACAATCTACTATACTTCTAGTGGCAGGTATCGCGTTGATTGTAAAGTTATTGCTTCATATTCCGGCATTACGCGGGCGTATACAGCCCACCGTTACGTCTATATCTACGATAATATCAACCCTCCTATTGCACATTGTACTCTAGAACAATGCGAAGGGAATGTAAGCAGTGGTGGATGGCACTGTACGGTCAGAATACCACTTGAATTACCTGTTTCGATTCGGGACAGAGCCAAAATAATTTTATGGGCACGTGAATGGTACGGGGAGACAGAGCAAAGCATTGCGACCATCTACTCGACTGATGCGGGCGCGTTGGGAAGCAATATTATTATGGAGGGCTGGGTTAATGGTGAATCCATCACGCGGCATTACGAAACAGGCGAAGTATCATTCTCTGTAGAGGGGCCGGCATTTTGGCTAGGAAAAATGACGGGTTTTCCGCATGGCCTGCGTGATGAGACACCAACAGCTTGGTATCAGCTCGCCAACCTAACTGTAGACAAAAGTCTGTGGCATTGGCTTATTTGGCGCACTACTCTGCCTCGTCTGCTCGATTGTTATGTCACAGGCGATACCAGGTATATAGCTGAATCCGGCGCGGGAGTAGGCGATCTGTGGGGACAACTGCATGAGATTGCAGAGGGGACAATTCTTGCCCGCCCCGTTTGTGACCGCTACGGACGATTGTTTGTCGAAGTGCCCCTTGATTTGCGTTTTGTCGCTGAACGTACCGGTATAGTAGAGCTGATGCATCTGCAAGATGCAGATTGGCGGGACAAGGTAGAATTTGAGCGTATTATTGTTGCTCCGTCATCGCTGCTTGATATTTCGGGGGTAGGATACGATAGAGACAACAGAACGCCGTTTTTTAGCCTAGCACTAGGACATATCTTCAAGCGCTATGGAGCAATCAAGCGCAGAGAGAGATTAGCGATGTATCCCACACAGGAGGACAATAATATGTGGGCTGGGCTAATCTTGGCGTCAGAAAACAAAATGTATCCCAATGTTGATGTCATGCTCAGCGGCAACTACCGCTTTTTTGATATTGCTCCTGTATCCCGTGTCCGTGTGACTTTTACCTCAGGCAATGACCCGCGCAACATTACATGGAACAATAAGGCATTCTGTATCAAGAGTGTAGGGCTCACAAGTGATGCAGAGCATGGTGCGATGATGGTTGATGTGACTCTAGAAGAAGAGACTTTCGGGGGCCTAGGGATGACAGGCGATGCGCCACCCGAACCGCCTGATCCTGGACCTTTGCCTCCTCCCCCCCCACCACCTCCTCCACCCGAACCAGAGAAGGACCTTGAACGACCAAATGTTGTTTTTGCTCGTTATGGTCCGTGGGCAGTGTTCGGGACATACAACTTTCAGGACGAAATTCCCGTATGGCACAACATGAATGTCCCATCATCTGCAGGCGGTATCCACAGAATTGATATAGATCAAGACGGGCATTATCTCTATGCACTTTGTCAGTTTGGATTGTATCGCTGTAACTTCACATATACTGTTCCTGTATGGACACAGATTTTGAATTTTTGGGACATGCCCAACAATCTACCGCCAATTATCAGGAATAGTGTTTGTCTCCTTAGCGACCGCACATTTGCTGTTTTGTCAGACGGCTCTGTGATCTTAACAGGATTTAGTAATTGCAGAGCTTGCTGTCAAGCATATAATCCTCCTGCCTGGAGAGGGTCGCATCCCATATTGGTGCGCATATCGCGCGAAATGGAAATAGAGTTAATTGAAATGGACGGGGTACATAATATTTGCTGTCCTGTACATTATGATTCTGATCATTGGCGGTTCCATCCTGTAGTAGAGGAGCCATGTCGTTATAATATGGCGGTACATGACGATACAGTTACTTTTCCTGCTCTTTGCTTCCAGGTATGGGTAGACGGCTATTCGCATTTCGGCAGGCTTGAGCCAGAAGCAACAACCTACAGACGCATTGATTTGTTCAGGATTGCGGGAGATTATGGGGGCTTCAAGAGCTTGGCTGATATTGGAACGGATAGTATTATCGGATGTTATCATGGTATTGAAGCAGAGCATAGACGTGTATTTTACGTGCCGCTTGGTAGTGGAACGTGGATAGATATTACGCCATCTGCGCTAGATTGGGACTCACTCAACGGCCTAGACTCAAGCGGGTCCTTTGCCTATCTTTCAGATAAAGATCGGGTATATATCTCAGGCGGTGGGACTTTCTTACCACTTCTTGTGCGCACAAGTCTTGATGATCCACCTGCACGTTTTTATCACTGTTCGGGCTATGCAGACAAGGGCTCTTTTATGCTACTCGGTTGTGAAAAGAATCCCCAGACAAATACCAAGTGTATCTTGTATTCCGAGGATTTCTTTCATACTGTGCTGGACAAGACCGGAACGGGCATACCGGAAGGTAGCCGCATCATAGATGAAGTACGGGCATGCTCTACGTGGGAGCCAGGAATGGAGTGAGATGGGTGTAGAGGAGCGGAGACTACGCAGACAATTACAGGCTCTGTTGGCGCGCAAGCAGGATTTGATTATTGCCAAGCCTGGTGTATTGGGGAATCCGGCTAATGGGCTGGTGGATGTGCCAGGCCGTCCAGGCTATGACTATGTGCGCACCGGCGATGAGCAGATCGTAGGCGAATATCTCAATGTGCGCGTGCCATCGCGCTATGACCTGCCTGTGTATGTTGGTCGTGATCCTGTCCAACCATACGTCGAACAAGTACTCAGCATTCGGCAGGAAGCATATATTGATGCAGGCTACTCCCCTATCCCGCAAATACCGCCTCATGCACATACGCATGAGTGGCCCATTCCTGGCGACGAAAATGCTGATGGTAGCGATTTGGTCTATGTAGGTTGGCGGCAGATCAGGAATTTCAGGCTTTACACTGATGGCGTCAATCCGTTTCGGATCTATACTGATGGCGGCCCATACTATAGCCCCGTGTTAGGCCATAATATCTGGGTAGGAGTGTCGCAGGTAGACTTAACAGAAGCTGTGCCCACAAATGGCAAGGCACGATGGGTTCTAATCTATCTCGATGGTACAGGAACTTTGCGGTATCGTGCAGGTGCAGAGCGTCCCCGCAGGAGAATCAGTTTTGAACAAGATTCTCCTGTACCCCAAGTGGGCGAGTTGGGATTAGGATGGGTGTTACTGTACGATGGCCAAACAAATATTGAAGATTCAACCACAAGGCAGGATATAATAGATGGGCGGTATCCGCCTTCGCTTTCTAGCACTGTCACACCACACAATTTACTCGGTGTAAGTCATAGCGATACACAAGCACTATCTCCGCCTGGGGATGGCCAGGTAATTATTGGCCAGGATGGATTATGGCGTGCTCGGAATGTTGAAGGCGACATCATCTTGTCTCCCGAAGGGCACACCACAGTACAAGGAATCCAAAACATTCCCGTCTCCTCTACTCACCCCGCTGATGGTGATGTGTTGATGTATGATGGAACAGCAGGGTTATATATGCCCCAGCCTTGTGAGTCGGGAGGTGGCGGAGGGGGTGGGAGTGACAGGCCGTTTTTGGTGGCGCGTTGGTATGCGGATGGTCCTGTTGCAAAAGCAACAGAGGTAGGCGGTGTATGGGTCGCACCTGTTGCGTGTGCTGCGACGGGCGTATTGCTATATGCAATGTCTCGCGGCATATCAGGAAATACTGTTGTGGATGTCGAGTACAGCCGAGATGGAGGAAACAGTTGGAGCTCTGTGTACTCTGACCCGTTGCGCCGCCCTTCATTACATTGGAACAGTTCATCACATGTAGTGTATGGCTATCAGGATTTTGTGCTTGAAACGGGGGACTTGCTGAGGATGAACATTGTAAATGTTGCAACAGGTGCACGGTGCATTTCTGTGCAGGTCTGGTTTGCTTCAGCAGGCTCTTCCAGTAAATTGCCCATCCTGTGGGCAGATGATGCCGATAGTTAGTGGCAAGAGGCAGGAGGCAGGAGGCAAGTTGATTGTTGATGATTGATATGTTGAAAGGAGGATGAGAGGATGACAGTCCCCAATGTAGTCAAAACAGGTGATGGCTATCCTATACATACATTAGTAGAGAGTGATGGTGGTAGTGGTTTGCAGATGACATTATGGGGTGCAGGGGCGACAGATGGCGGCTTAACGGGAGGCGAGAGAGTACGCCCTGCCGCAGTTGCCGGACGCCGAGCAGAAGGAGAGCAGGCTACCGATGGACCTGTGCCTGTGGGTGGCGTGTATCGTGGGACGCCTGCGAGTGTAGATAGCGGAGACGTAGTAAGCCTCGCATGCGATGCTCAAGGTCGCGTGCATACAGTGACAGAAGATGGAAAAAATGCAACCCTAGGGTCAGTCAACGACGCACGGGTGGACACAGATACTATCGGGACGATTTCAGGGAAACTGCGCGGTGTGGTCAAGCTGCTCAATGATCTGCTATCATTGCTTTCTTCACGCCTACCCTCAAGCCTAGGCCAAAAAACAAAAGACAATAGCTTTCCTGTTGTCATCGCGAGTGACCAGGTTGTTACTACTGTACCAGAACAGGGCGCAAGTTATTACAATAATAGAATATCTGTATCAGCCTCACCAGTACGTATAGTTAATGCTAACCCAAACAGACTGCGTGTTTGGATCACGAATGATGGGAGAAACAAGGTCTGGCTTCACTTTATCCCTTATCCCCCCATTCGTCATGGTATAAGACTTGACCCAGGTGAACGCATTGAGATCGGGCCTGAGTGGCGGGGAGATATTTATGCCCATACTGAAACAAATACCACTGATGTAGCAGTAGCTTGTATTTATTCTTCCAGCTAACAGTTGGCGGCTGACAGCAGATAGCCGATAGCTAGGGAGGAAAGAGATGATTCATAATGGTAGGGTATTGGGATTGCCGTTAGTGCAATTTGTAGATTCTAAGGCTGCAATCGAAGCGTTGGGCGGAGCAGAACAAGGCATGGTTGTGTGCACAGCAGACACAGGTGAGTTGGGGTTTTACGATGGGACATCATGGTGGTGGCTTAAGGGTGCTGGCTCGTCCTCATGGGATAAGATTATCCTATGGCATCCTGCTGAGGGGGCACATGCAATCAAGCAATTTCCATGCACGCAGGAGGGAATTGACCAAGCAAATGCATATGCAGATGCAGGCGACTATATCCTGTTTCCACCAGGTGAATGTGGACCGATGGTTGTTGTGCTCAAGTCTGGAGTATTCTATGATGAGTTGGTGCCTGGTCAGACTGTGCTTTGGCATCATGGCAATGGTGCAGATTGTACCGTTAAGACAAGCGAGGATGTCGGATCATATTATTTGCGTGTGCGCACTGTACGTATGGCAGGATCAGTCCCAGGGGTAGATGGAATATATGCCTTTTGTGCTGTACATGATGATGGAGTGGCACATATCTATGCTGATATTGAATGTGTCAATGAGGCCTCAGGTGTAGAGGCGAAAGCATGCGGGATACAGGTAGATGGTGGTGGCGAGGTCATGTTCTGTGGTGGGATTAAAGTCTTGAGCTATGGCAAGCACTATGGTGCATATGGCGTCCAGCTTTATGATGGTACGATAAACGGAAGAGGTGATATTACTGTTGAAGCTACTAATGGTTTTGCTTGTGGTATCCAAATTCGTGCATCAGGTATAGCAGCAGATTGGGATGGTGATATAAATGTACATACTCAAGGTCCTATTTCAGGCTTTGCTGTGGGGATACAGACACGCGCTAATTCTTCAATATCATGGCATGGAAAGCTTGAAGCCATAGCAGATCAATCTGACGCTGTAGGCCTGCATATTGGCGTAGGAGTACCAGGAGGAATTATACAAGGGTGCGGAAAGATCAAAGTCACAGGGAATGACCGTAGAAGTTCAGGAATAGCATTGCATGAACAAGGTACAGTTGAGTTTGCAGGTATCATGGAGGTTCTATGTGCTACTAAAACCAATATAGCAGCATATGGAGTCACGGTGGAGGACGAGGGGGAAGTACTTTTCCGAGGGCATGCAGTTGTGAAGGCGCTTTCTGCAGAAAGTGTGGCTTGCGGTTTGAGGGTGAGTGCGGGTGTTATCAGGGCTGAGCACTGTGCTATTTCGACATACTCGGTAACTCCAGGACGCGCATATGACCTGTATCAACTTGCCTCGGGAGTGCTGGAAGCTTTTTGTGTGCGGCATGATCCCGCAAAAGTAACAGGGACCATAACCTGGCTTGATGGCATAGATGTTCGCTCCATCAATGCCAGCGCTCCTGGTAATCTGATTGTGGGCGGGGCAACAGATTGGGAAGTCCTACCTCATCCAGGTAACCCTGCGCGTGTATTGCAGACAACAACCACAGGAGTGCGGTGGTCTGAGAGCGAGCCATTAATGCTTGATCAAAGCATTCCCCAGACCTTGACCGGTTCTCCCATTTTCGGTAGCCTAACAACGGGACGGATTCCATATGTAAGTGGTATAGGTACACTCACAGATAGTGACGATCTGGTATGGGATGCAGCCAACGAGCGCCTAGGTGTTGGGACACCAATTCCCACAGCAGTAATTGATGTAAATTCTAATATAATCAGATTGAGACAATCGAAGACACCTGCAAACTCAGGAGATACAGGAAACCAAGGTGATATTTGTTGGGATGAAAACTACTTGTACGTCTGTGTAGCAGCAAACACTTGGAAAAGAATACCGTTGACTTCATGGTGATGATATGGAGTAATGATGTTTGTGTTGTTACTGGCAGACATGCACGTAGGAAGCAGATGGGGTATTTTCCCTGCACATTGCCATGGGTCGCTAGATACAGACATTCAGCTCAATACCAGTCAGCAATATCTGCTTGCCTGTTGGGAGCGGATGGTACAGGAGGTCTCTCAGCACGATAAGATATTGCTTGTACTGGTAGGGGATATTATTGATGGGCAAAATCTACGTCAAGAGGGACGCTTTCTTTGTGAACCCGATCCACAGTTTCAGGCGCGCGCTGCGCGTGTTCTTCTTGCTCCTCTGCTAGAGAGAGCCACTAAAGTATATCTCACACGAGGGACACCGTACCACACAGGCAGCGCAGGGCAGGACGAAGAATTTTTAGGTGAGATCATAGGAGCAGAGAAGGGCACTGATGGCCGTTGTGTACGCGGATGGCTTTTGCTCAGAATAGGGAATGTACTACTTGATATTGCACATCGGCAGAGTTATTCACTTCGCTATCGCAGCACTACATTGGAGCGCGAGTTGGGTTTCGCCTTGGAAAGGATCGGTGCAGGCCAAGATATGATAGCGAAGCTATGCATTGTACGTGCTCACACGCACATCTTCCGTCTTGTAGATGATGGAAGTAATCTGGTGATCTCGCTGCCGTCCTGGAAACTTCAGGACGAATATGCACAAACCAGCGTTGCCCCCAATCGCACGTTGCCTGCATGGTTGGGTGCAGTTGGGCTACATTTTCAAGGAGGTGAGATTAGTAATGTCATCAAATATCTCTTTCCCCATCCCCGACCCACCACAGTCACCATCGCTGGAGAAAATAGTACAGGAGATTCTAGCCCAGCCACCTACAGAACTAAAGAAACAAGGAATAATGACACAGGAAATTGCGCAAGGACTAGGAATAAGCGAAAAAAGAGTGCGAGAGGCGCTTAAAATATTGATTAAATCAGGAAAGGTTAAATGTGTCCGTAGAACGATTACAACAATTGCAGGCACATATACATCTGTACCTGCATACCTATTGAGTGAGGAAGTAACTGTTTCTGAATAACTGACCATACTGCTATAAACCTGCCCATATCATTTGACAAGAGGTGAGAAATGTGCTACACTGTAGACAAGATTGGTATAGATGAGGACGGGATATAAGACTCAACGGACAGCGTTGGTTGGAACTTCCGCGTTAAATCAGGTCAATTCCATGAGTGTAACGTTATTTGGCGATCCGAAACTTACATCGCCTACTGAATGCGTGGTGCAGCGTACTACATCACGGTCGCTCTGTCGTGATCTTATTGCCCGGTGGCATAGTACGCTACCGAACATGCCCCCTGGATTCAGATTGGCGTTTGTAGCCTATGCATCGAATGGGGAGCCGGTTGCCTGCGCCACATGGGGTCGTCCGGTTGCCAGGTTGGAGGATTCCAAAGAGACGTTGGAGTTGACCAGGCTGGCCCACTCGCCAAACGTGCCGCGAAACTTCGGTTCCTGGATGTTGGGTCAGATGCGTCGTTACATTCGAGAAAACATGCCGGAGATCAAGCGCTTGATCTCATACCAGGATGCAGATATCCACCACGGCACGATCTACAAGGCCGATAACTGGACCAAAGTCTATGAACGGTTCACTGAACATACATGGACGAATCGCCCCGGTAGGCGCGGTACGGAACGAAAACACAAAATAAAGTGGGAACGAGCCCCATGACTGACCGGCCACACACCCTTGGTCCTAATCGTGGAAGGCGGGAGCCTTTGGCCAGGACTCGGCAGGGTCTCCACTTCCCCAGAAAAAAACAAACGAAAGGAGAGAAAAATGAAAAGGCTACAGAATGGTCTGGTAATTTTCAACGCTACCCCTCACCCCATCTCATTTTGGGAAGAGGGATGGGAAGAGGTCGAGGTTGTCGAGCCGGACGAAGTGATCAACGCCACCCCGGTCGAGGAAGTAGTGGAACGGATTGGTCTAGCCGAGATCGTCACTACCATCTTCGAGCCAAACAGGGACGGGTGGGAGATCATCGATCGCGCGGTTGAAGCAGGGGCCGACGTGATAGTTGGGAGCCTGGCTGCTGCGCAGGCATACCCCGATGTGGTGATGGCAATGGTGCCTGCCCCTGGGTTTGAGCGCGTTCCTCCCAACCAGAAGTGGATGCGCCCGGATCGGTTTATCGTCTACTTTAGACGTTGATGTTGTAGGAATTTGAATACCGCCCGAAACATTGGGCGGGAATTGGCTGAGGAAAGGCAGCCTTCCAGACTTGCTGTGGTTCAGGCAGGTTTGGTAAACCAGGAACAGGGATAATGTGTGCACTATCTAACAGCTATCATCTCACAGTAGAAATCAGACCAGATGGTGAATCTGAGGTACAGTTTGTTTACGATGGGCTTGTTTATACACTCAAAGGACGAGGCACGATAGAGGGCATACCAACACTAACCTTGTACAGTCAACGCGATCCACGCTGGCGCAATGAAATTTTTGCTGGCGATTGCAAGTTTGGACGTGCGGGCTGCTATGTTGTATGTGTGGCGATGATTGCAAGCTTGGCAGGATTCTCTGATGATCCTCTGCAGGTAGCACAGAAACTGCAGAGCGTAGGAGCATTTATAGGGTGCGACCTAACATATCCAGAAAGAATACCACGGTGCTATCCGAGACTGCAATGGCATGGACGCATAGATTGGCGTAATGCGCCTGCAGATATAGGATTTCTCAAAAAAGTACTTGCACGCGGGCCGACAATTATTGAGGTTGATTTTAATCCTGGCGGTGCACTTAATCAACACTTCGTCGTTGGCCTGGAGCTGACAAGCGACGAACGAGACCTGATTATTGCCGATCCATGGGATGGCACGCGCACCAGATTGATGGAGCGTTACGCTCGGAAACATTGGGACTTGGCACGTGCGATATATGGGATAAGACAATTGCAGGCATTGAGGACTGAGAGTGGGAAACTGGGGGCCGAGAGTTAAATGCTAAGCCTTGA